GCCGTCCGTCCTTACATCAGGCTGATTCATATCTCCTCGCTTTTCGCTAACCAGGTGTGCTTCATAGAGTTTTCTTATCTGTTTTCCGTACTCATTTCTCACATAGCGGCACATATAAAATTCTTTATCCGTCATCAACCGCAACCTCCAAAATAAGATTATCTTTCTGTACCGTCGTTATGGTGTTGCAGACGCAATCCATGTTAGGTTCCAATCTCTGCTCTGTCGGAGCGCCGGCCGTCCTATCTGACGGATTCGACGGGTTGCGCCCTCTTGACGCACATATGATGTATTCTTTCATCTGCTACCTCAACGATTATCATGGGCTGCCTGCCACCCCCCGCTGACATTGGTAATAGCCGGGCTTATGCCGGAAGTGTCGTATACCCTGCCTTGGTTCGGATTATCTCGTTTCTCCGTCGGCATTATGTTCCCTATCTGAATCACTTCCACGATTGATTCTCTCCATTTTCACTAATATTTTAGGTGGATCCTTATAGTCGGTAGCTCGCAACGCTTGACAAATACCCCCCCCCGAAAGAACTCGTACCCTGTCCTGACACTCTTTCTCAGGGTTTAGGGAACCGATTACCTCAATCTGATTGCTCATTGTCATTCTCCGTTTTCTCAAAAACCGCATTTTCCGGGTTATAATTTGATAAGCCTTTGTAATACCGTGCCGTAAGGCACATCCCACTATCAATGGGTTTTGGTTTGATACAGTTTCCGGCACTTATGGGTTGTTGTTCTCTATTACCGCATCCCATTGATGTCTGTCTATTGAGTCTCTGCCCCCCGAACGGTATTTGACACATTCTTGTCTCCGAGCTTTCCGCTCTCAACAAGGTCTTGTATCAACTTCTGAGCTTTTTCGGTGTTGATGTAGTAACATTCATCCACTTCCGGTTCTAAATAGTCTTTCATGGTGGTTTCAAGCGGTATTGTCTGTGGAAATTTGTAGCTATAATTTCCAAGAATTGATACCATAAAACAACGTTCCCTATTCTGTGCCACGCCATATTCCTTTGCGTTAAGGATTTGTGAGTAGCACTTATAACCTTTGTTTCCGAGAAAATCACACCAGCTATGAAAATCGCTGATATTTTCATCACTAAGCACTTGTGGAACGTTCTCCATCAGCAACACTTGTGGAAGATCCTCAACCTCATTCAGAAGACGTTCGACCTCCCATAAAAGACCGGAACGTGTACCGCTTCCCTTTGTCATTCCTCTGCGTTTGCCTGCCAGTGATAAATCTTGACAGGGGAATGAGTAAGTAAGTAAACAAATTTCTCCACATCCACAATTTCTAAATCATTCCCTTTTATATCTCTTATGTCCGTTGCCGGAAAATCTGTTCCGTGAATGGCGTTGTAACTCGCAATCGCATATTTATCAAATTCCACAACCTTGTAGTGTTCAAAATCAGCCCCCAAATCTCTTAACGCCATCGCCTGAGATCCGACACCGGCGAATAGTTCTATCAACCGTATTGGCTTGTCTATCTGAAATTTTGGGTACATGAGATCAAACATTGTAATCTGGTCCAAATCATATCCTCCTTACCGTAAGTATTTCTCTCTCTTCTAGGCTCACTCTTTTGGAGAGTTTTCAATTTAAAAAAATATGCCTACTGCTGCACTACGCTGTTATTTCTGCGCCGGACCATTGAAATCCTTGCAAATTCCAACTGCCTAAAATATTCGTTGTTCATGTTCTCCCACATGGCCGGCAGCGTTTCCAGTCTTGTCCCATAGCAGGAAGAGCACACCTTTTTACCTTCGATGATTGGCTGTTTCCCGCATATGTAGCAGATACCGTAGTCCGGTCTTTCCGACCGCTGGATGTCACTCCTGTTGTTATCACGGTATGTTTTCTGTTTCCCCCGGCAGTAAGCACAAAGCCCTCCGGTGTCCGTGTGGTGTTTTCCACATCTGATGCAAATATGTGCTGTTCTCCTTTCCTCTGCAAGTTGCCTTTTGCGCTCTCTGTCTTTTTCCCTCTGTCCGTCTGTCCTGTCCTTGGACTTATATGTGTCTGATTCTTTTCCCAGGCATTCATAACACATCTTTTTATGAGGTTCTGCTTTATTCTTTCCACACCGGATGCAAATTCCGATACCAGCACGGTATTCTTTTGCCATCCTGCGGTTTTCATTTGCTCTCTGCGTGCATCCTGGGCACCTTGAAAGTTCCGGCGTAGGATTCGGTTTCCCGCAAATGGTACACAGCCCATCTGCTCGCATTTGCGCGTATGTCTTTTTTCTCATTTATCTACCTTCTCGTTTATTTAAGTCTGCAAACATCTCCATCAGTCTCTCCTTGGCGCTTTCCGGCATTGGAACACCATGGTTATCCTTTTTCTCAATTTCTGGCATCTCCGGCTCTATATATAGCTTCGGTCGATTTTCGTTTGCTTTATCAATCACCGCCCTTATGTCTGGTGGCATACGCTGTCGTTCTGATTCTCTCATACACTCCACTTTATAAGTCCTCATGAAGTTTGACTGAACCACATTCTCAATGCTCTCAATATCCGTTGAAGCCCAATTTCTTAGCATCTGCGGGCTTCCAACAGCTTTCTGGACTACCGGTGGCAGTTTTTTAAATTCTTCCTCTGCTCCATAATAGCCATTCTTCAATGCTTTGGAGACCAGCGACCATGCTTCCATCTCATTAAGTGGAGTCTGCGTGGTCAAATTGTGTATCTTGTCAATAATCTGCCCAATTGATGGTGCAAATCCGCTCTTATCAGTTGATATATACGCTTTCAGCCCTGCATACACCTGACCATATGTGTATTCGTCTAACATATCCATCCAAAATTCAACTGTGTACTTCATGTTATCCGGCTTAAAATTAGGGTATGCCGTTATGATATACGCAATAATTTTTTTGGTTTCATTCTCTGTCATTTCCCTCCCCCTAACAGTCCATAAGTTCTTGCATTAAATCCCGTCCCCCATGCTTTCCCCCTCTGCTATCATCTTTGAGCGGATAGAACGTCTGCCATGATCTCAACACGCTTTGGTTCACAATCTGTATGGCAAGGTCATTATCCATGTTCCCCGCTGAATCTGTCGCCAATTCTTCCAACTTCTTGATTGCCAAATCAATAGCCCTGTCTGTCATGGGTTTTTTAATCTTCTTTCGCATATCCACGAAATCAACGAAAGCAGCATTCAGTTTTTCGTCAGCCGGGTAGTATGTGTTTTTCACATTTTTTTCATTTTTTACATTTTTATCATTCTTTATATTTTTTACATTATTGTTTGTGGGGAGTGGTTGTACATTCGGTTGTACATCGGTTGTACATTCGGTTGTGCAATGGTTGTGCATCGGTTGTGCATTCGGTTGTACATCGGTTGTACATTCGGTTGTACATTCGGTTGTACAACTATCTTGATAAACTCCATAGTTTACAATGGTTACAGTTGTACCATGTGTTGTACGCTTTTGAGTTATCATGTTGTCCGTTTCAAGTACTTTTAGAAACTTAGAAGTCTTCCTTCTGTCCCACCCCCAACGTTCCGATAGTGTCGCAATACTTGTCACAAGTTGCCCACGTTCGATTGTCCTCAATTCTCCGTCGATCAGGCACTTGTTATCTTTGTGGTTTACGAGCAAAAGTAAATCTACCCATGCAGCCCCTTTTGAGAAAGGCTTGTCTTTCCACAGATAACAGTCTTGTATTGACCTATGCAACATAATCCACCCTTTACTCATGTTGTTCCTCCGTAGAATTTGTTTTCTCCGTGATAGTCACCTCAATGCGCGGGTTGTCCTTATCAACGTAGAAATCCGGGGAAAGGATCCGGTCAATCCACGCCCAGTTATCATTTTTCAGGAATCCCGTTTTTTGTAACGCATCCTCAATGATTTTGTCTGCAAAGCCGAATATGTTCCCCTTATCTCGTTTCATATCAGCCTCGTAGAATGCGTAATGTATCTGAATGGGCTTCTCTGCCTTGGAACGACCTAACTGTGTTCTGATGGCGTTTACGGCGATCATCTGGTAGTCTCTTTTCATCTTGCCGCCTATCTGCGGATGCCTGCCGCATTCGTGCAGATAATCGTTTAAATCCGGCATAGTACGGTTTTTTCCGTAGTAAATACCTTTGATTACGAATTTGTACTGTGCCACTTTCTATCACTCCCTTTCCGTTAAATATAGCCGCCACAACGACGGCTATATGGGATTGTTTTTCAAACAGAGGTGCTTATCGAGGTAATGGCTTTCGCTCGTGTATTTCGTGGCATACGTTCCATAGAGACCAATCTTAGGAAAGTAAATACCGAACGGACAAACCTCGTGGTTACGATATAACTGTTACGTTGTTAAAGCCATCTAAATGGCTTTTCAGAAACTCTTTGATATTTTCCTTGGCTTCATGTTTCCAAGCGCCGCCGTCTGCCTCAAAAAGCGCAAATTGCACACCATATCTTTCATCGTCCTTGACGCGGAAGATGAAACTGCTCATAGGCTGTGCAACCTCTGTAAAGGTTCTGTACGGCATCAAATAGCAAGGGCTTGGTACTTCTACCTCCTGCAGCGACGCGACGCCCTTCTTGATTGCCGCTTTCTGCCCTACGCCGGTATCTCCGTATTCTGCAACTGTTCCAGCTTTTACGTTCCCGGCAAACTGCAAAATAATCGGCTTGTCATTCTTCTCCGCATCGGAATCAAGAAACTTCGCCTGCACGTTGATAATGAACTTTTCATTTTCGATGAACTGCCCGAAACTGAAATCCGGGATCTCTGCTTTGACTTCTGCCAGTGTTTCACGCTTGCGGTCATCATCCAAACTGGAGATCAGTCTGACTTCCGTAGGAGAAACCACCTGGATAATGTACGGAATCGGTTTGAAATCTTTGGTACTCTTGATAAAATCAACGAGACCGGTCAACGTGTTCATAGAGATACTTGCTGCCCTCAGTTCATTGTCGATACGGCTTAACTCCTTATCGGAATACTTTCTTCCGTTAATCTCACTGATTACCGGCGGTGCAAGCTCCAAAATCCTGTTAATAGCTGCTTTAATCATAAAATCCTCCTACATACTACGCGCCTGCCGCATGTCAATCACGTTGCTCTGGCGTTCATCTTCGATGATTTCTCCCGTTTCAGGATCGCAGCCTAATTCCTCGGCTGCCGTTTCAGAATCATCTACGGACATTCCCATGTCATCAAGCGATAACTGGCCTTTGATCTGACCTCTTGCGTGTTCCGTGATGTTCATTGTTCCGGTTTTGAAGTCCTTATTGATGAACAGTTGCGTTTTCAGACCGCTCTCCGGAGCAAGTTTCACATTCGTGGAAACCTCAACAGCTACATCCTCGCGGTCATTTTCGTTTGGCTGAAAACTGATCGTTACCGTAAGGCTGCGTTTCTTTTTGGCATCCGTATTGAGGTCAAGGATGTTGTCGGAAATCTTCATCAACGCATGGTCGATTCGCTCCTGCACACCGCCGTCACACATAGATGCTAATGTCATTTTTTTCTGTTGGCATAATCTTTTTCACCTCCTTCCTATGCTACAAGTACGATTTTCCATACCGGCGGCGAAACATTTCCTTTGCCTCGTCTTTTGTCTTGGCTTTCCCGGTAGATACTAACTCCAGCTCATAGGCTAACTGACCGATAATGTGGCTCATAGTCTTCATCTCTTTGTTCATATGGACGCTCATGTTGCTGGAATTATGGTGAGCCGGTGTCAACGGAATCCACAAGCCGTCATTGTCCGATTTTCCCCTATTTGGACCACCGAAAATGTGATGGCGTTCCACGTTTGGTTCGCCGCTAATCATGTCGTAATTGGCGTACTTCATGTCGACAACAATGGAATCTTTCATCAAATCTCCCCCATGAGCTGATCCATAGAGATAGGCCCGTCCAAAACCTCAGTGTCGGCGCAATAGTCGCACACCTCACACCGAAGCGGCTCGTATATTCCATCTTTTAGTGCTTGTATCTTTGTAATTTGTGTTTTCACTTCTGCAAGTTTCTCATCCATCTTCATAGGTGGAACCTCAATGACCTTAATCCTTGGATGTGGTATGCTGTCTGTCTTGTCTTTTGATACCGCGTTGATGTAAAACGGCAGCACTTCTCCAGTATTCTGCCGGACAATCTCACGGTAAATAGCTCCTTGCAGGTCATATCCCCACCACTCAATAAAATTAAGCCTCTGGCCGAGGTCTTTTGCATAGAATGTTTCTGTTATTGAGCGCACTGTCTTTAGGTCCGTGATCCTGATTCCATCGAAACTGTCAATTTTAATTTTCACCGGTACGCCCTCAATCTCTCCGGTCATAATAACCTGCTTATCGCCGGCCATGTAGCGCATGAATACTTCATCTTTTGTGGCACGCTCAATCATAATCTCAGCTTGCTTATACTCGCTTTTGAGTTCACCTGCTGTCTTTCCTCGTGACGAGAAGATTTCTGGATGCTGTGCCGCAAATGTTGGTAACGTTCCCTCAAAAAAACTGTCAACGTAGGAACCAACCAAAAGAGGCGTCGTGACGTTTTCTGCAACCTCTCCTCGCATTTTTGCCAAAGCATATGCTTCACATCCGAGTTTCCCGGTGGTCCCATTGAAATCCTTGTACTGTGACACAGAAACATAGGCTTTGTTTGCTTCCACGGAGTAATAGTTTTCCGGCGTAAGCACAAACGGGGTTGCCCCCGCTGTGTTCTCCTGTGCGTTCTGGTTATTCATTTCCGGCACCTGCTTCCTCTGCCTCCCGGAACTCGGCATCAATTACATCGCCTTTCGCAGCATAAGCATCTTTCGCCTGGTACTTTTCCTTGGGTTTGTCTTTTACATCGAACTCTGATCCATCCTCAAACGCCTGGCACTGCTCTGCGGTATCAAAGTCGAGATCAATCAGCTTGCAGAGGCGGCGCAGGACCGTTTTTTTGCACATTTCGCCGTATGATTCTTTCCAAGCCGTAGAGTTAGCTGCCTTAGAGAATGTCTGTCTGGTATGTTCGATTTCTGCCTTGCTCATGGTGTCGTACATCAGCGAACCGTCCTGATATAGTACAATAGCAAATGCACCGATGATTTCTCCGTCGCTAAATGACTTCGGTCGGAAATTCACAGTCTGCCGGCCATCATCAATTTTTTCCTCAAATACATCGCCGTCTTTTACAACCTTTGCGTAGATGTCCTTGATCGGGTTCTTGGAATAACGCTTGCAGAGTTTGATTTCTCCTTTGTAGTCAGTCTGGAAATTGCACTGCGTACCGTATGGAATCGCATAGCACTCTCCGTTAAAGAAGTCCAGTCCGAGAAATGCTCCCTTTAAGAGAGTTCTTACGACAGTGGTTGACTCGCACTTTGAGAAATCCGCCTTCCCGTCCTGCAGAACCGTCATGCAGTTTTGCATAAAACGTTGTTTATTAAACTCTTTAGGTAATGCGCTTACCTGGCGAGCCAAACTGTCATCCAAGCCTTTGTAAACAGTTGCTAAATAGTTTTTGTCTTGTGTTGCCATGCCTTTAATCCTCCTTTTTAATTTGGGCAATGTGCCCTTAAAGGCATAAGTTTGGCAACTGGTAATGTTTAATTATAGGCAGGCTACTCGCCTACCTCTGACCCCCGAAAATTCTGTTCAAAAAAGTCGTGAAAATCAGATGGATTATCTAATATATCCACATAATCACAATGAAATTTCTTTGAGAAAATCTCGGCAAACTTTATTGTTTGCTCTTTCATAATAGGAGCGATTCTTTCCTCTGTTTCTTTGAACCAGTCCTCCGCTCCTAAATCTCTAATCAGTGCTTTGTTCCCGCTGACACTGCTTGAAAGCGATGTAGCAGACAGTTCAATCGACACGGAGAAAGGGGAAACTTTCTGTTCATCCACCTTGCCTCCAAATATCTTGTTCATGACAAGTGTCATCATCATTGCATCCATTTTGTTACTCGACATATACATATTCCTCCTTAAAATTCATGCATAATCATGCTGGCAGGCAGTTTCAGGATGCTATGCTTTTGGGAGGAATTGAAATGCCATATCTTTAAGTAAGCAATTTTTTGCATAACATCCTGAAAGCACCTGCCAGCGATATGAAATTTACAAAATTACAATTCTGTAACGGTCAGTTCGCCACTGTTGTCGGTCCGTGTAGCGATGAATTGGAGTCCCTTCTCTTTGCAGCGTTCATAGAGTCTGCTCCGGTTTTCATCAGACAGCTTTTCAATCCCGTCGATAAGGATAATCTGTAGCCCGCTCGTATTCTGAGAAGCCACGTCGACGCAGAGTGTCAGCTTTTCGCCTTCTGACAAATTGCTGATTGGAAGTCCGTTGATAAGCGGGATGCCGTCCTTTACGGTCAGACCATCAATAGGTATCTTTGCTGTTTCAAGGATTTCTCCCGGAAGGGTCCGTGCTTTCTCAATCTTCGTGGTAAGTGACTGTGATTTCTCTGTCAGCTCCTCAACCTCTTTTTCGAGATTCAGCATCCTACGCCACTCGTTGATATGAGATTTCATCTTTTCGGCGGTTTCTGCTTCCTTCATCAGTGCGTCAACAGGCTCCGTTTCCTTGTCTGCATATTCTTCATAGGCAGCAATCTCAGATTCAAACTGCGCCACTTTCTTTTCGTGCTCGCTGCGGATCACCGCATCTTTGTCTGCCTTTTTGGATGCAAGGCCGGACTTCTCCTTTTCCAGTGCGGAAATGCGCTCTCTGAGTGCTGCAAGCTCCGTGTCGATGTTATTTCCCTCTGCCGTGATTTCTCTTTCGAGCGCCGCAAGCGCAATCTCACGATCCGCCTCAAAGGACCGGATTTTTGAATTGTGTCCGTCTTTCAGGCGTTTTGCCTTTTCGATCGTCTCATTGGACTTGCGAATCTGCTCAATCTTGGTATAAAGTTCATTGAGGCTTAACTTCTCCCAATGTTCGCCGTCATAATCCGGCGGAAGTGCCGAACCGATGTCTGTAATGATTGAACGCTTTGCCCGAATGTCACGGTTGATGTCCTGACGGTTCATAAAGTAATCGCCCTTTTCGTCCTGAATATCGTGCAGGATTGCAAGGATGTTCTGATCGTAGTTCACCCACGCCGGGATTTCTCCGAACCACTCCTTGATCGTGTCCATCGTCCACGGATAGTCGATCATATCAAGGATAATTGCATTCTGGTTTTTCTCGTCCATGTCCATGAACTCCACCGGGGATAACTGCAAGGGCGTGATAATTTCTTTCAAGAAGCTCTCCGGGCTGTTTACCGTCATTCCGTTTTGCTTCACAGACTTGTAATCGCTCTGTCCGGTTCTGGCTTTCCGGTCAATCATCAATCCAGAATCAGTCTCAATAAGGATCTCTCCCTCTGTCTCGCCTTTTCTGATTATGTATTTCCGATCAGAGCGGTTTGTGAGCGCATAGCGTATGGCATCAATTACAGAGGTTTTCCCGGTTCCGTTAGTTCCGGTCAGTTCTATGTCGCTTCCACCAGCTTCATACTCCCGGATTCCAAACAAATTCCTGATTTTGATTTTGGTTATTCGCAATTTCCTTCCTCCTTCATTTTCTGAATCTCTGTATCTAAAACATTTTGAAAATCAATGTTACCGCCTTTGTCTGGCTTATTTGCCGTGCAGCCGTTCCAGTTCCCATGACCTTTCAACGATGCGGACTGCGTAATTGGTGTAATCCTCATTCTCGATGCGTTCTCCGACATTCCTTGAACCGTTATAAGACATCAGGACTGCGTATAGGTCATCGTCGAAAATCGCACGTTTCAGGTCAAGCACATGGCAACCCATCTCGATATTGGTGCGTATGTCGTAAATATCCGTGTAACCCTGGCTTTCCATATACTCCACAATATCTGAATTGCTCATGTTGATCTGCATAAGACCTTTGCAGGAACCATTCTCAGCGTACTGCCGGCCGCTCGATTCAGATTCTATGATCGCCATAAGAAGTTCCGGGCAGTAACCGTTTTTATCACCGATT